AATGATGAGTCATGTGTAGGGGTTGTCACCATGCTTATGCATGTTTCGGGCCAATGGTTGCAGCAAGAATACGTTTTACCTTTAGTAAAGCGTGATCCACAGGCTGCTGGCTCGGCAATAACGTACGCAAGACGGTACGCTTTACAATCAATGGCTGGAATTCCGACAGCAGATGACGATGCAGAAGCTGCAATGATGCGTGGTGAAGACATTACCCGCAAGATTAGCGCACAGCAGGCAGAGTCAGTTAAAGAGCTGCTGGAAGTGACTGAAAGTGATGTTGATAAGTTCTGTAAGGCGTTTAAATGCTCAACCGTAGACCAAATGCAGGTTCAATACTTTGATCGTGCAGTATCGGCTTTGAAGAGCAAGATCAAATGATTATTTTAGACCATGAACAAGGAAGTGATGAATGGTTGGCTGCACGTTTGGGCCGACCATCAGCAAGCATGTTTTCTAAGCTTATAACGACCAAAGGCAAGCCATCTACTCAAGCGGCTGGATACATCAATAAGTTGGCAGGAGAGCGGCTTTCTGGCGAGTCTGAGGCGTTTTATACCAATGAGCATATGGCTAGGGGTACTGAACTTGAGCCTGAAGCGAGGGAAGCATACGAGTTTATATCTGAAAATGATGTTTTAGAGGTTGGTTTTATTCTCGATAATAGTGAAGAGTTTGGATGCTCACCTGACGGATTAGTCGGCGCAGATGGAGGCATTGAAATCAAATGCCCAGCGGCTACTACCATGATGAAGTATTACCAAAACAATGATGAATTAGTTAAAGCCTATTACCAGCAGATACAGGGCTGTATGTGGGTTACTAAGCGGGATTGGTGGGATGCTTTTGCCTTCCATCCCAAAATGAAGCATGTCCTTGTGCGGGTTGAACGTGATGAGGAATTTATATCTAAATTGGTAGTAGAAGTTAACGCTGCCGTAACTGAAGTTAAAAACCAAGTGGAGCAATACAAATGAAATTAGGTATCGGAATCAATATTGACGTATTAAAAATGGATAAATCACGACTGCGCGAGTGGATTAACCCAAAAACGCAAGAGCGAAAGCTGTTTTTAGATTTGACTACGTTTATTAACACCGCAGAAGAGGATAAGTTCGGCAAGCATGGCTTCATTGCACAAGAATTAAGCAAGGAAGAGCGTGATGCGGGTGCTGAGAAAACGCCTATATTAGGCAACTGCAAGGTGTTTTATACCGATGGCGGTCAGCCTCAAGCCTCTCAAGGCGCACCAGCACCAGCGGCTGTTGGGTTTGCTGAAGATGATGACTTACCCTTCTAGCTCTAAAAAACCCCCCCCTTTCGAGGGGGGAAACTAGGAGAGTGCAAAGCAGGGGAATACCTTGCTTAATTAGATTACCACAGGATAGTAATATGACAAAACCAAATCTAGGCAAGTGCCTCAAGATAGCTCAAGTTAAGTATGACCTAAACACCGCTAGACTGGCTGAAAAGCTCATGACATCGCCGCAGGTCGCTTCTAGACTGCGAATCATGCCTGACATGAAGTATCACACCATGTTAAGACTGTGCGAGATATTCCAGATTGAGCCTAGTGAATTTATTAAATTGGAGACTAGAGAAAAGTAATAAAAAAACCCCCTGTTACGGGGGCTTTACTTTAAACCTTGAGGAGGTTTATACTTCTCGTGCGAAGAGGAAGAAAGGCAAGTATATCAGTGGTTTCCTACTGATACCTAATATCCACCTTTCTTTATTGCAAACAAATGTTTGGGCTAGAGGCTGACGAACTCCTTAGATAAACGTCAGAGCGTGGTTGACCCTCCAGTACATAGCCCCTGATAGAACTCGGTTGTTCTTGAAGGATAGGTTGGATATCCGATACAGACATTTGTTTAACCGCTAAGTTGCTTTGGCCCTTAGATCGTAAATTTACTTTTGCAAGTAAAAGGGTTAAATCGTTTTGAATAAAGTTGGTTTTAGAAGACATACAGACTAAAACCTTTTTTGTTAACAGGGTGAGGCTTGCCGAACCAAGGGGAAAAGATATGCTAAAAATTAAAGACTACAAGAATGTTGTTTCTGTTTACGAGTATGACGGAAACGGTAAGTTCTTCCATAAATTTAATAAGGGAAAGGGCAGAGTAGGAGAAAGGGCTGGTCATCTAGGGAATAGGGGTTACCGTGTTTTAACGCTTAACAAGAAAACCTATCTAGACCATAGGGTCATATTTTTTATCCATAACGGGTTTTTGCCTGAAGTAATTGATCATATTAACAACGACCCGTTAGATAACAGAATTGAGAATCTAAGGGCATGCAGCGTTGAGGAAAATTGCTGGAATGCTATGCTATCAAAGTCTAACAATTCAGGCTTTAAAGGTGTTGGCTGGCACAGTGCAAGCAAAAAATGGAGAGCCAGATTAAAGATGAGAGGTGAGGAAATTCACATTGGAATGTTTGATGATCTTAATGAAGCTGTTAAAGCTGTAAGGAAAAAGAGAGAATCTCTTCACGGTCAATTTTGCAATCATGGAGTTATATTATGAAGTTAAAGTCAGGTAAAGACTGGAATCCTAGCGAGGAGGCCATCGAGGAGTGGAAAGGCGCTTACAAGAAGGTAGATGTTGAGCAGGAACTAAAGAAGATGGCTACTTGGTGTGAGGCTAACCCAGCAAAAAGGAAAACGCCTTCTGGAGTTATGAAGTTCTGCAACAGTTGGTTAGGTCGCGCTCAAGAGCAGGGCGGATCTTCTGGTAGCCCTTCTAGCTACAAAAAATACAAAGACCCAGATAGTCTACGGGCCAAGACATTAGATATGCAATTGACTGATGTGACTTGGATTACTGACCCTGAACAGCTAATGCAGATGAAGCAGTATTACCTAAATTTGCGCGGCTATTACTATGATGGAGAATTTCGTGCCAGCATCTAATAAACCAAGATTGATTCAATATAAAAAGCATCCTGAATGTCACAACTGCATAAACCCAGTTTGTGGATGCCATAATACTCAACTTCAATACGGTAACTATTACACTTATAAGCAACTGCAAGAGGCAGTTAACGTCAGCAAAGCAACAATTAAGGGCAGGTTGTACGGTAAGCCATTCTTTACTGATCGAGACTTGTACAGAGTTGGTGATGCCCAGAAGAAACCGTCTGATTACATGATGAGAACTAGAGGGTCTGACAAGCTGGAAACCTCCAGTATGAGATTATCTGATAAATGGTTGAGGGTATTAATATGAGCCAAGGTGACTTTGTAAAAATTAACGACAAATCCGAAGTAGAAAAGCGGTTGCCGTTTTTGTTAAACAGAATCGAAAGCTGGGATTACTCAAATCCTTTGTGCATAAAGTTTGAAGCCTATCAAAACAACAGGTCTTTAAGCCAAGACGCTATGGCGCATGTTTGGTACAGAAAAATATCTGAAGAGATGGCAAAGAAAGGCCACGTTGTGACGCATGACAAGCCTGAAGAGGTTTGGAAGCTCTGGCTTAAAAAAAGGTTTATTGGTAGTTACACTGTAAACATCGGAAAAGAAGTAATGTCAGACCAAGTTAAATCAACAAAAAACCTAAATAAAGGTGAAATGGCTTACTTTCTGGATCAAGTGTATCATTGGGCTACCAAGCAGGGGGTTATGTTAAGCGTGCCGCATGAGAGCGAATACGCCGCCTTGCAAAACCAGCAGGAGAGATAGCATGGCCAAAATTGACCCTAGTGTTTTATTGGAGTTCGCACAATCTGAAAGGCAAAAAGAAGTTTGCAATGCAGTAATTAAAAACGGATCAAATATAAAAGCAGCTTATGAGCTTGGCATTGATCGAAGGAACGTAGATAGAACCATGCTGCGTATAGAAAGGGCAGCAGCATCGAAGGGTGTAGCCCCTCATAAGAGCGTAGACAGGGAAACGATGGAAGGCTTTGATGCCAAGCGGGTGTCTACGGCTTACAAAGAAGACGGATCAATAGCCTTGCAATGGGTTATTCAAGAGCCTCAAAAGCGCAATATGAAGCAAAAGATTGATGCTTTGATGGAAGGGATGACTGATGACCTTACTGGCTTTAAGTTGCCTGTTGATCAACCCGCAACACTTGATGACGATTACCTAGCCATGTACATGATTGGCGATCACCATTTTGGAATGTTAGCTGACTCAGAAACTAAGATTGATGACGATGACTGGGACGTAAAGATAGCAACTCAGATATTGATTGATGCTACTGACAGATTGGCTAACAGGGTTGGGGATGCTCACACTGG